TACTCGTCATCTACAAAAAATTTAATATTAGGAATATCTATTACTGCTTGGATTTCTCTACCAAACCCTCCTGCTCCTATAATTGCTTTTTTCATTATTTATTATAAATTTTAAATTGAGATAAATCAGGATAGGGTAAAGTTAAATCATCTTGGTGTTTAGGATTACCTTCCATATCATAAAATTGACTCATAAGAAGTAAACCACGTGCCGCCAATTCGGGCATCATGTAAAAATTCCACCCAAGCATATCTAAATTATCTTCATGGTAGGATACAGGTCTTCTACCACTATACCTAGCTCGTTTAAACCAATTGTAGGCGTCAATATCATCTGTTAAAATTGCCCCACCTTTTGATAATTTAAAGTGTTTATAAGGGCCCGTAAATGAAACACACATATGAGTGTTGGGTTTATACATGTTGGTAGTAAAGGTTAAAGCTGCATCCCACACTTTTGATCCTTCTAATTGATAAGCCCCGGTTAATGTTTTACCCTTAACAGGTTTCCATTTTATTTTTAACCCAGCATGAATAATTTCACATGGTACTGAAGGATAAGTTCTAGAGGGGATAGTAATGGTGTTTGATGTTCTTCCCATTACCTTATTTTCATAATATAATGATAAAAATAAACCATTGCTCATATTATCTAAAGTTACAACATACTTAGCTCCAGTATAATCTGCTAATTTTTCTTCAAATTCCTCAGTTACTTTATATATTCCATTTGCCATTACTTATAATGTATTATAATATTCATTTTGTTTCTCTTGCCTCTTAATTCCCTTAGGGTGATATAAAGCATGCTCTTCTAACATAGGAAGAGTAGCGTATTGATCGAAACCTTCTAATTTTTCGTGTACTTTATTTACCCATTTAATTTTATCTGAGTTTTTATAGATTCTCCATTGATAATCAGGCCAATTAACCCATCCTTTTTCATTTACATTCCATCTCCATTTTTGAATGTGTTCTTGAGTTAAGCCATCAACTGTATTTACTCTTGGTATTAACATCACATCTACATCAGGGTTAAGTTGTAGCAGCATGGGCAAAGTATTAATACATTCTTTATGAGGAATCTCATCTGCATCTATTTGGAAGATATAATCTCCAGAACAATAGGATGTAAGTTTATTTTTCCAATCAGCAAAATGATTTTGAAATTTATCTTTATGCCAAGCAAATTCACTATTAACTGATTTGGCTCTTAAATAATTTTCTATTTCTTCATCACCATTACCACTATCATATAATACAACTATTTCATCTTCACTACGTTTATTTTCAAGTAAAAATGATATTAGATTTTGAATTTCTATAAATTCATTACAAACTGTTATTGCATAACTTATTTTCATATCTATTCAGGTAATACCCCAATATACGTTAAAGCTCCTATATAGTCACGTTTTTGAAAGTGTTTTATTGTATTCATATCAGCTCTATATTTAGCTCCTTTATATTTTTTTTCTTCTTCCTTTAATACTTCTACATGTTTAGCTGCACCCCAAGCCCAGTTTTCTCTAGAGGTACCATCTGCAAATATCATTCCTTTCCCTTCTACACTATGAAATGAAGGCATCCATACTTTTCCTGTATCTTCATCTTCATCCATTAGTACTTTATATAATTCAGGTAATGATTCTATTTGTTCATTAAAAAAGTCTGATCCTGAGGTCATTATACTGTTGGATTGAAAGCCGCAACCATAACATAATTCTATAGAAATATCTTTGGTTACTTCTTGCTTATAGCAAGCATCTGATTCGCCACAAGGACATTGAGTTAATTCATCAAAATTCATTATTGCTATTACTTGGTATCCCTTATAAATTACATTATATAAATTCTCATATAATGAAAAAAATATTTTTATCCCAAATTGGGGAGAATCTAAAATATGAGGTTTATTTGGATCTTTCCACCCAAAATCATCAAATATTAATAATCCTTTTGAATTAAGCATTTTGTTCGCATAATAAGCATCCGTAAAAGTATCATCTGCTTGATGGGAAGCATCTATATAAATAAAATCATATTTATTTTTTTGTTTTTCTAACTTAGGTAAAAGATATTGTGAAAATCCTTTATTAATATTAAAGTTAATGTCTGGGTAGAAAGAAATATTGTGTTTAAAGTTATCCTCAATATAATTTTTATTATTTTCAAATCTTTTTGAGGCAAATGTCATACCCCACTCTTCTAAAGATCCTCCAAAAGTATCTACAACATCATAATTAGTACCTTTTTGTAAGTACTTTTCACAAACAAAACTAGTAGCTCTTCCTTCAAAACACCCTACTTCTAAAACCTTTTTAATATCTTTAGGAGATATTACTTTAGTAAAAATTTCATCCCATAGAGGAATCATAGGATCGAACCATTCTTCACTATATTTTTGAGATTTATTATATTCAAACATTTAGTTAAATTTTAGATAATTTAGGTAATTCTAATTTAGGTAAAGTTAATTGTACTTGTTTTGGAAACTCAGGAATATTAGTAGTTAATATATTATCTATTAATTCTTGCATTTTTTCAAAACTAAATTGAGTTTTACTAAAATTCTTTTGTTGTTTTGATTTTAAGGTAAGTTGTTTATATTTTTTGTAAACATCTTTTAGTGAACGTCCCATTTCAGAGTCATGAGGTTTAAACCATTGGGCTTCTTTTATTAACCAATCATTGGAGGCACTTTCATCAACATTTTCTAAATCTCCTTTAATTAAAGTACTAAAGTTAGATTTTAAAAAATCAGTATGACCCGACCAATTACTAGCTATAATAGGTTTACCTGTTAAACTAAATTCAAGTAATGGTCTACCAAAACCTTCACCTTTAGTAAAACTAACCATTGATTTTACTTTAGGATGATTGTATAATTCATTCATTTCTTGGTCACTTAATTCCCCATTTAAAACGTAAACATTAGGTAGATTAGATGAATTAACTGTTTTTTTAATTTTATTAATTCGATTTAGAATTTCATCTCGGCTTATATATGAAGAAACCCCTACAGAAGATTTTAGTATTAAGGCGGGTTTTTGTTTTTGATTTTTAAACACTTCAAAAAATACTTTAATCATTTTGTAAATATTCTTCCTATCATGTCCAAAATTACCTTGCATCCAGTGACCTACAAATAAATAACAAAATGATTCATTTATATTACTTAAATCTATTGCTTTAATTTCTTTTACAGGGATATTTTTATAAACATCTAAATTTGCCCCTTCAAATACAACTTCAATAGGTTTTTCTAATTTTACTTGGGATTGAATTTGTCCCGTATTTTTATCTTTTCTATCATATTTAGTATTTTCAAATACTTTTTTAGAAAAAGTAGATGAAACCCAATTTATATCCATCCTATTTAAACCCTCAAGCCACTCAGGTTTACATAGGGTAGCTTCAATTCCAGCAGTACACCCAATATTATAATTTCCAACAGGTTGGAATTCATTTGGGATAGTAATCTGCATCCAAATATCAGGCTTAGATGCAAGTTTATTTTCAGGTAATTTGTAATTATTTAAGTATTCCCATTCAGGATGGTCGTTACAAAAACCCCATGCTGTAGATCCCCAACGTTGAGACATTAATTTTACATCGTATTTACCCGTATTAATTATAGCTTTAACTATGTCTCTAGCACGAGCACCATAACCCGAATAAGTATCATAAGGGCAACTAATTGCAAAAACTGGTTTGTTCATTTTAATAGTAGATTTTATGTTTTAAATGTTTTCCTTTATATTCAGTAGCATTAATTATTTCATATTTTTCTTTTGGTTCCCAATTATTAAATAATTCAGTAAATGCTTCCATAACCCTATTAGCTTGATGTTGTGAAGTAAAACCTGCTTCATCACTTATAGCCCATTCTCTTCCTTTTAATCCTAATGCTTTACGTTCCTTACGAGTCATACTATATAGAACTTTTAATTGATCTGTGGCATCCTCCCATCTACATCTATCATCAAAGATATACGGGGTTGGTGGTGACCCTTGAATTGACCTGGAAGATGGGTAACAAGGAAATACCCATTCTCCATGTTTAGTCATGGTTTTTCTATGGTTAGAAGGTAAATCAGGTGTTGGGGTAAACCACTCACCATTTTCATTTTCAAATCTCATTTGATCCTGCATACCACCTGTAACATTAGCAATAATAGGGGTACCGGCTAATATTGCTTCAGTAATAGTTAAACCCCAACCTTCATTTGAAGTAAGTAATATTTGGGCATCTGCAATATTATATAGATAATTTAATTCTTTTGAATTTAATTTTTGGGTAGAAAATTTTATTGCATTTGGGTAAGATTCATCAAATAGATATTCTTTAACTGTTTCTAAATCAGTCCCGTGGTCACTTCTAATTTCAGTATGTAAAATAAATTTACATTTATCTGCTTTTTCTTGGGGTAATGAATCTAAAAATGCTCTAAATGCTAACATAGCATCTGGGATTTGTTTACGTCTAATGTTTCTTGAGTTAAAAAATAAAATAAAATCATTATCTTCTTTACCCAAAAAATCTCTTTTAAACTTAACTAATTCTTTATCATCATCGAGTAAAGGTTTAAAATTTTCTATATTTAAACCATGGGGCACATATTTAAATATTTTATTTTTACCTTTATTTCCTAATACTATTTTATTAATATTAACTGTTTGTTTAGAAATACCCATCAATAAATCACATGCTTCATAATAAGCACTATTATACATTGGTGCGGGATAATCATCCCATATATTTAAATAAGCAATTGGAATATTTTTTCTAATTTCAGTTTCAGCATTAAATACATACCCAAAATATCTTGGATCAGTAATTAACATTAAAGCATCAGGTTTTTCCCTATTAATAATTTCTCTTAACATTTCAACATTCCCATAACCATCAGTAGGATATATAAATGTGGATGCATCTTCTATCCCTATTAGTTTTCCTGTGGATTCACTAATATCTAATATTTTACCTTTGTCTGGGTGTTGAATAGATCCTCCTAGGTTTACCCAATTAAAATGGTGAGAAGTATGAGTTATAATTTCTCGAGCAACATGAGCTACTCCAGAATGAACTCTAATATCGTCACAAATTAAAAGGATTTTCTTCCTATCCTCCTTGGGAAGATGTTTAAAACTTTTATTCATTAAATTAAAATTTATAGTTCGAGATTATTTTGATTCGTTATTTGTTTACGGAAATCTTCGTTGGTAAGATACAAATAAATTGCTCGATCGGCAAGTTTTTGAAAAGAAAATTTACGCTTTACGCATTCAATTTTAAAATTTTCAAATAAATCACTCTTAATTTTAACACTTGTTAATGTCATGTCTTTTGTTGGCATAATCTTTATTTTAAAACGTTTTTATGGTGATACATATATAAATAGTCTTAGAATTTCATTCCTTCACCACATAATTTTTGATCTTCTTTATAAGGGCAAAAACCACAATTCCATTTAGATGGGGATTTGGGGAAGTTAACTATTTCTTTAATGTCCCCACTGGTACTAAAACATTCGTTAATAAAATCAGTTATTGCTTTACTTGCTCTTCCTAATTTTATTCTCCCACTGGGTGGGCTAAATTGTTGCACTCGGTATGCTTGGTGGGGAGATTTAATATTATCATCATCCCATTCTAATACTTTGCGTTTTAAAATAAAGAATTCAATTTCAATATTTTCTAACGGTATGTGATATTGTTCAGAGAAATATTTTTTATATAATAATAACTGAAATTGTTTATCTTCGTTCTTTTTATCTTGGTCTCTCCAACCTCTCGTGCTTGTTTTTAAGTCAATAATTTTAAATGTATCAGTATTTTCATTATACATTACTACATCCAAAAATCCAGCGTACAACACGTTGTTACGCATTTTATCTGGTGCAATTACCAATGGAATTTCACATCCAACTAAATGCCAACCACGTTTACTGAAGTATTTTGAACGTTTCTTTTTAAACCAGTTTAGAATAGCAACACCATCTTCATAAAATTCTCTCATCTGTTCAGCTGAGGAGAAATGTTGGTTATTATTTGATTTATATTGTTTATTATATTCCTCAATAAAATAATTTTGAAAATTTGAATCTAGATCTAATTCATCTGCTTTTGTAGCTGATGTATCATACATAACTCCTAGATATTCTTGCATTGCTTCATGAATGGCAGTCCCAAATACAGTATGGATTGAAGATGTAAATCTTTTTTCCTTATCTTTGTATTGTAACTTCCACCTATGGGGGCAAGTTCTAAAAATCGACATCTGAGAATAGGATACATTTTTTTGGAATGCATAATTCACAGGTTGAGGTGGATTATTTCTAATCTCTTTAACTATTTTAGGAATTTTCTTTGGCAACTGATTTTAATTTTTCGATATATAATGTGGCATCCATTAATTCTTCTTGTAAATGGTTTAACCATTCTTGCAAGTCTAAATCTTCACGTTCTAATGTAGTATTGTATTTTTTAATACCGAGTTGAGAACGTTCTTCAAATTTTTCTTTAACTAATTGTACATAAATATCTTTCTTAGGGGGTTGTCTAAAAGGTCTTGATTTAACTGTTTTTCCTCCGTCTGGGGATTCGTAAATAAAAATATCCCCGGGATAGAGGGTTTTGGAGTTTAATGTATTATTGGTTTCCCATTTTATATCCTTATTTTTACTCTCATTAAATTTTGATATTGAATCACCCATTAAATTAGATTTTTATGTGGTTTGAAATATTTATCTAAAGCTTCTAATTTATCATCAGCATCAACTAACATTATTAATGCTTCAGTAGCATTTTTATAAAAATCTTCTGTACTGTGGTCTCCAATACCAACAGCATTGTTCCCTAATAAATCAAGCGATAATAAAGCTTTATCTTTTTCAGATTGAGCTTCAGATTTTAACATCTTATATAGTTCTGGTTTCATACAATTGTTTTATTTTAGTTATCATTTTATTTCTTATTTCAATTCTTTTTTCACCGTGAAAAAACAATAATTCTTCTTTATTTGCTGGGATTTTTAACCATGGTCTAATTTCTCTACTTATTCCGGTAAAATCTAAATTATTATATACTTCATTTATGGTCTCTAATGTACCATTAAGATATACAAGAGGCAAGCCATTATAAAAATTTCTATCCCAAAGTAAAGGGTTAAGTATTGTTTCTTCATGGTAAGGAGCATAATATGATGGGTTTTTTAAGATGGTAGGATGATTTAACATCCAATACCATTCTTCTAAAAATTCTATACTATTTTTACCTGTTATAAAATACCCAGTTTGTCTATAACGTTTCCCAACTCTATTATATTGGTTTAGTTTAAATAATTCACTTACAGGTTGTTCTAAGGTAGTACTTAAATCATTTGGGTCCATAGCTCCCCCTCTTCCATTATAGTGTAAATAATCATAAATTCCTTCCCCAAAATAAGGATAGGATTTACTCTCATCATAATAATTAAATATATTTTCTACATAGGGAGTAGCTATAGAATCACTATCAATATAAGCTACAACATCTGCAAAATTTTCTAGGGCATGTTTTGTAACTAATGGTTTTTGGATTAAAATATTATAAATTTCACTACTACCTCGATTTATATAAAAGTTATTACCATCTTGAATGTAGTTGTTATTGCTATTTTCTAAATTTAAATTCCATTTAATAATAGTAACACCGCTTATGTCTATTTTTTTATTTGAATTAATTAAATATACGTAAATAGGTAAATTACTATATTGTCTTATTGATAATATAGCAGTGTATATTATATCAAAATACTTTTCGTTAGCATGAAATATAAATGCTTTAGACATCATATTACTAAATAAGATTGTTTATTATTAAACCAAGGTCTACTCATTTCACCAGCCCAAGCATCTAAAGTAGCTCCTAAATCTATAACTATTTTATTATAGTTGTTTTTAAGTATCACCCCATAATCTTTATTTAAAGATGTTCCTGTAATTACTATATTAGATTTGATATGTTTGAAACTGTTTAGTATGGAATCCCTATTATTAAAATTAATATCATAAGGATGATTTGTTATTGTTACATTACACTCTAATATTTTAGATAATTTTTTTTCTTCTAATTGTTTTTTATTAGATGAAATAATATGTAAATCTTTTCCTTGAATAATATTTTTAAAATTATTTATATTACCCAATTCAGGTGAACGAGCAATCATATGGTCACATATAGTTAAAGTAGAAGAATCTATACCTAAAAAATTTATAAATTCTTTTTTTAAAGACCATGTATCCTCTCTATAATAACCTGGTGGGAGCATGGGGGTATTAGGATCCATTATTCCTATAATATCACTATTTTTTAGAGATTTGGTTAAAATAGGGATAACATCTTGATAAAATAATTTTAATTCGTTGGGATATTGATACCCCCAATCTTTACAAATTTTTTTTTCATCAATATGTTTATTTTGATTTTGGAGTAAAATTGATATTTCCCCATCACCAAATCTTGATAAACAAAATGGAGTCGAGGTTTTTATTTTATTTTTAATAACCTCAATAGTAGAAGAAATAGATATATTTGGTTTTAAATACATTAACTAAAAAATTTACATTCTGGGTCGTTCCAAGGCCCTGCTTCTAATAACTTATCTTTATCCCATTTAATATTACAAGAATATTTTAGGTTTTTAAAATTATGTATTTCATTTATCCCTATAGGTTTATTTACTGAAAGATGGTAATCATCAAATTTAAAGTCCCCACCTACTAATTTATTACTTAATTTAATCCTAGCATTAGGGATATTATAGGCATCAGACATTATTAACCCGTGTAAACTTGAAGATAATATATTTTTACATTGCAGTAATTCATCTATAAAATGAAATACACCAGAAGTTATATTAATTATTTTTACTCCTTTGCTTTCTAAATCCTTTATAATAGATAATGAAGTTGGGTCTGTAAAGTCAATATAGTGTGGAATTAACCCATATGTGTATTTTATTCTCCTAGAAGGATTATATATTTCTGGAAAGAGTAAAGCGGGATCACCATATATTTCGGGACATTCTATACCTTTTTTAATTAATTCTTTTCTAGTTAAAGGTCCTCTAACTGCATATATTTTTTTAGGGGGATGTTTTATTTGACCATATCCAATACATCCAGTACCCCAAATTATATCATTAGGTTGGGTAAATATCATACTACTCCCTATGGCTAGTATTTTACCATTTTTAAATACTTGTATAGAATCTTCATCAAAAGAAAAAATATCTTGTGGAGATAATTTTTGGCTTTTTGAAAAATACTTTAGTATTAAAAAAGATACAATATCTCCCCAATTTCTAGCTGGGTCTATTTGTATAATGGATTTATTATGTCTATATTCTACTTTAATAACTTTTTAATTTCTTTATCCTCTATTCCTAATTGGGATAAAATTTTTGTAACTTCTTTATTACTTAAAAATTGTAAATATTCTTTTATCTCACGGGTAGATAATTGAAAATAATTTGTTAAATATTGTATTAAATCTTTATTACGTTGTTTAACTGTTGACTTAATATATTTACTCCACTTATTATTTTTGGGAATATATTCTCTATAAATTGAATATATTTGTTTTTTATCAGTAGGTGGAAGTTTTTGTACTTCATTTACTAAAGCTAAATAATCGGGATTCATACTAAGTACTCTATGTACTACATAAGAATTCCATTGATCCCAATCCTTATTTGAAAAGGAATCAATGGGTGATTTCTTAGTATTGATTTCTTTTACCCAATCAAATACATTCCTCATATTAAATGAGCTCGTCTGCTAATTCCTCACGTAATTCTTTGGGAACTGAGTCTGTTAAGATTTTACCAGTAGTTGGTTCATAAAATACAGGAATGGGCATCATAGCATCCTCATTTGTACCTGTTACAAATTTAGAAACTTTACGTAAAATAACTCCTTGTTGGAATACACTTTTATCATCACTAGTTTTTAAACCAGAAGTATTTTTAAGATCAATTTGGGGTTGTTGGATTGGTTGTTCCATTATTTATTGTTTATTAAATTTTGAATTAAAGACATTAAGTTTATCTCTTTGTCTATACGGAAATTTGATTTATATAAATGTTCATTTATTAAAATAGCAGCTGTACCTTCTTTATCAGGCATGTATTCTGAAGCGTTTTCATATAAGAATTTAAATAATTCTTCATAATCGTCAACTCCTGAATCAGCTATTATTTGTCTAATGTTTTTATAGTTGCTTTGTTTTAACTCATCAAGCACAGAGTCCATATAACTAGAGGAAACAAGCAAACTATCATCAAGTTGTAAATGGCCATCTACAGTACTTGCTTGAACCGTATTTAACATTTTACGAATGTCAGGGTAATACTTGTTTACTAATTTCCCTATTGAAGGAATTTCATAACCTGTATTCTCTTTAT